AGAAGTGGAAGAAGTAATTAGTAGTATTAAAAAAGATTTATTAAAAACCACTAAGCCTCACGAAATTGTTAAACTTGAAAAAAGATTAGCTAGACTATCAGCTAAAATAGCAATAGTAAAAGTAGGCGCAAACTCTGAAGTTGAATTAAAAGAAAAGAAAGATCGTGTCGAAGATGCAATATGTGCTACAAAAGCTGCTATCAAAGAAGGGATTGTTTCCGGTGCTGGTATTGCTCTGCATAATGCATCTGATAACATTGATATTGGCCACAAAGGCGGGAGAGTTTTACTTAACGCTATTAAAGCCCCATACAAAACTATCCTCAGCAACGCAGGAATTGCGTACGGCCCATTCCACAAAAAAGGGTGGGGTATTAACGTAGTTACAGGCAATAGTTGTAACTTAATTAAAGAGGGTATTATTGACCCTTTGCTTGTAACAAAAAGCGCATTAAGAAATGCGGCATCTGTTGCAACAACTATATTATCCACTGATTGTGTAATTAATAATTTAAGAATTGATGAAAGCAATAGGTAGAAATTTAATAATAGAAAAATTAAAAGAAGGTACTACTAAAACAAAAGGTGGTTTACTTCTTGCTGAGAATCATCGAGATGATATTAGGTATGTTAAGGCTAAAGTATTATCAATTGGTACCGAGGTAGATGGGGTTAAAGAAAATGATTCTATATTTTACGATCGTCATGCGGGACATAAAATAGAAATTAACAAAGAAACATACCACGTTATTAAATTACAAGATGTAGTTGTTGTTCTATGAAAAGGCTGGAAGCAAGGGATATTAAAGAATTGAACTTGTTAAAACATTATCGAATAATAAGGAAATGGGCTTGCAAAAACAATAACCTTACTGATGCGGATCTTGAATTACTTATTTACCTTGATTGTATAGACTTGTTTAACAGGAATGATTATAAGATGGGTACATATTCATACAGTTGGGATAATAAACGGTGGAATAAGTTATTAAAAAACGATTGGGTAATAGTATGGCGTAAAAGAAACCATACAACGCAAAAGTATCATATATATAAGGTATCATTTAAAGGAAAGCAATTAATAAGTAGAATATATCGTATTATGCTTGGTTTAGATGATATACCAACAAATGAAAGAAGAAACCCAATAATGAAAGGTAAAACATATATAGATACTGTTTTAACTACCGCAATAAATAATGTAAATAAAGATAAAAATAGATAATTATGCCAACATACAAACAAGACATGAGTGCAACTGCAGGGAATGCACCCACTAAAATGGTAGATCCAATGACTGGAATGCCTATTCAAACATCAATGGTACCTCCAGCACCTCCAGTGCCTAGTAATACAATGGGTAATGCTCAACCTGTATTTAATGATACCGTTTCTCAAACAGCACAAAATATTTACGGTAACCCAGAGCAACGTCAAATGAGTCTAGGTAATAGAGCTCCTATGTATTTTAAAGATCAAAATGGTGATGGTGAAATTACTAGAGGTGATGTTATTAAAGCAAGAACAGAAGGTTACGAAGATTAATAAATATAAATTATGAAAACTAAAAAAACTCCAGCAGTACAAAAAATTGAAAACAATGGGATGACCGGGGCTAATGCTCTATGGGATGGTCCTTTAGACACTACTGGCTTCCCTATGGGAAAAGGCTCTAGTAGTGGTAAAAATGGTATGAAGTTAAGTATGGATGAGCCTCATTACTCCGCAGGTCCTATTACAAAAAAGACTTATGTAAAAGGAAATGGTAGTAACTGATATTAAGCTTTATGCAATAAATGCAGGATCGCTTATGTTGAGTATGACAAACATAGAGCCAATACTAAAAATATTATTATTATTAGTCACTATTGGCTACACCATACACAGATGGTTAGAACTAGTAAACAAAAAGAAAAATAAGTAATATGATAAGTAAGCATATATCTTATAATGAATCAATTAGGTCTTCAACAGCTACAAGAAAAGGCATTACAAATATTCCTGATGAATATGAACTTGCAAACATGTCTTTAGTCGCTAATAAAATATTTGAACCGCTTAGAGAATGGGTTGGTGGACCAATTAGAGTTAATTCATTTTTTCGCTGCACAACATTAAACAGTGCAATTGGAGGATCTACAAGATCACAACACTGTGAAGGCAGGGCTATTGACATTGATGATGTTTTTAAACATAAAACAAATGCTGAAATGTTTCATTATATAAAAGACAACTTAAGTTTTGATAATTTAATTTGGGAATTTGGAGGTAATGATAACCCAGCTTGGGTGCATTTTAGTTTTGTATCAGAAGACCAGAATAGAAATCAAGTTTTAAAAGCTTGTAAAGAACAAGGATCAACTATATATAAAATATATTAATATGTACGAATCCCCCTTAGCAAAACTTAAAAAAACAACCAAAGGAAAAGGTAGACATTTTTTAACAGCAAAAGAAGGTGCAGGAATGACTGCAGCTGGGCGTAAAGCATATAACAAAGAAACCGGGGGTGATTTAAAAGCCCCTCAACCTGGTGGAGGTAAAAGAAGAACTTCATATTGCGCTAGATCAAAAGGGCAAATGAAGATGCATCGTATAAATTGTTCTAAAACACCCGAAAAAAGAATTTGTGCTGCAAGACGCAGATGGAAATGTTAATTAATATATAAAAATACAACTATGAATAAAGCTGAAAAATACGACATGAAAGAAGCCTACAATAAAAATCTTACAGAAAAAGCAAGATTTGATTATTTAAAAAATGACATGGCTGACAAAAAAGGACCCGCTATGTATGGCTCTAAATCTCCAATGGAGATGAAAGGTTCTTGGATGAGTAAACATTGCTCAAAATAATATATTATGGAATCAAAGGGATTAGGAGATACGGTTGAAAAAATAACCACAGCTACTAAAATAAAAACAATAGTTGATAAAGTATCAGAGGGTTTAAACATTCCGTGTGGATGTAATAAAAGAAAAGACACGTTAAATCAAATGTTTCCATATAATAATGCCGTTCAAACTAAATAATAAACCATACGTTATTGATAATACCCCAATCTACAATGTAGACTTGGAAGATGGTGTATTAGGTAAGGCAGATAGAAACGGCTCTATTCTTATAAATAAAAATATAGACAACCCTAAACAAATACAAAAGGTTATAGATCACGAGAAAGTTCATATAGATCAAATGAAAAGAGGTGATTTAGATTATAATGACTCTGCTGTATTTTGGAAAGGTAAAAGATACTCAAGATCTAAAATGGAAGAAGGTAATAAAAACCTTCCTTGGGAAAAAGAAGCGTATAACAAAAATAAAAACTAAAAAATGGCATTTAATTTACCAAAATCACCTTTTAGAATTACGGATCCCAAAAATAAAAGTACGGGGGGAACAGACTCAGATCCAGTAACTAGCTGGGGTGAAAAAAAATATGCAGAGCCCACAACTACAACAGGCGATTGGCAAACAACAGATGATGGGGAAAATTTTAAACGTGTTATTACAACAGAAAAAAAATATGTTCAGCCTGGACAAAGAACAAGACAAACATATGCAAAAGCTGGTGTTGATCCCTCTGAGGCTAAAGAATATTGGAAAAATAATCCCGAAAAATATAAAGAATACTTAAAGAGTAAAAATTTAAGCCGAACAGGTGCAGACGTTGAACAAATAAGTGAATTTAAAAAAATTACCAAAGCTAAACCACCTACACCACCACTGCCACCCCCACCACCACCAGCTCCCCCTAAAAAAATAAATGCTAGGTTAGTTAGAAATAGTAGAAAAAACCCTGATGGAGAAAGAGGTGTTGGTACACAGCAAAAAGATTTTAAAAATCTAACTCCAACGCAACAAAAAAGTATAGTTGCTAGAAATGCTAACAATAATAAAATAAACGAAAGCAGGAACTTAAAAACTAGGACACAACTTATGAGGGATAGGAATTGGACCGGGAAAGCTTTAAATTCAAAACAAGAAGCTTGGATAAACAAAACTTTAGAAAAAACAAATAAAATTTACAAGGATAATGCATCCAGATTAACAATAAACTAAAAACTAAAAAAATGGCATTCAATTTACCAAAATCACCCTTTAACATTACAGACCCTACGGGTAAAACTTTATCTCAAGTAAAATCTGGAGAATATACTGATATACGAGATTATACTCCTGAAGAAATGAACGAACAAATTCAAAGCACAGGCATGTCCTCAGCTAGAATTAAATCAAAAATAAAAAAGTATAGACAAAGTGCAGCAAAACAAAGACAAAGCAGCAGTAATGTTACGCCTAGCTCAAGTAATCAAATGGCTACAATATTTAAGCAAGGCGGAGCAAGAGGTGAGCAAGGGATTTTAGAAGCGGCTGATCTAATGGCTAAAGAAACCTCAGCTAAAAAAAGAAAAGCATAATATATGTGGAACTTATTACTAGGTTTATTAAAAGGTGGAGGTGGAAAAAAATCTGTTGCTGGTAATTTAGCCTGGGAAATAAGAGAAGCTATAAAGGGTAAAGAGTTAGATCCCAATGAATTAATATCTTTACAAACTAAAATAAATGAAATTGAAGCTGGTCACCGCAGCATATTTGTTGCGGGTTGGCGTCCATTTATTGGATGGATCTGTGGATTTGCATTAGCATATAATTTTGTTATACGCGATTTATTTATTTGGATACTGCAACCACAGGAAATACCCCCAGCATTACAAATGGAACATCTTATGACAGTTCTGTTAGGTATGTTGGGATTAGGAGGTTTACGAACCTACGAAAAATTAAAAGATAAAACAAAGTAAATAATAATCAATTAAATTTAATTAAATGAAAAAAGTAGAAAAAAAAGTAGAAAATCAAATTACAGAAGAACAATTAGTTAAAATTCAAGAACACCAAAAAGAATTAACAACTCTTTTAAGAGATATTGGATTTATAGAAACTCAAAAGCATATATTGTTACACAAGCATGTGGAACTTAACAACTCTATTGAAGAGTATAAGACTGAACTTGAAAAAGAATATGGAGCAATAAATATTGACATTGGGACAGGCATTTATACTGATGTAGTTAAAGAGACTGAATAATGAGTTCTGTTATAAGAAAAATAAGCATTGGTTCTGATTATAAGAATGAGGCAATGCACTATTCTGTTGGTCAACAAGTTTATGGAGGGCACGAAATAGCTTATATTATTCTTAACGAAAAAGACAATTCTTATAACATTTATATAAAGAAAAACAACGAGGTAATGCCGTGGAAGAAGTTTAATTCTAACATGGCAATATCCGTTGAATATGATCTTGAATATTAATGAAAAGCATATACGATTTTATTGTTGAGCCTATAGGTGAAAGATACGATAATGATATTAAAGTTGGTGACAAAAGCTTAATAGTAAACACTAAAATAGAAAGTTGGAAATTTGTAAATAATATAGCTAAAGTTGTTGCAATACCATTAGCATATAAAACAGATATAAAAGTTGGTGACACTATTGTAATACACCATAATGTTTTTAGAAGATTCTATGACATTAGAGGTAAACAAAAAGACAGTAGAGCGCTTTTTAAAGACAATTTATATTTTTGTGCTATAGACCAAATTTATTTATATAAAAATAGTAAAAATTGGAAAAGCTTTAATGATAGATGCTTTGTTGCACCACTAAAAAATAAAGACAATTTTTCGCTTCAAAAAGAGCAAAAGCTTATTGGTATACTAAAGTATGGCAATAGCTCCTTAAACAAGCTTAAAATTAATCCTGGAGACCTTGTGGGTTATACCCCGAATAGTGAATACGACTTTGTTATAGATAACGAAAGATTGTATTGCATGAAATCAAATGATATTGTAATTAAATATGAATACAAAGGAGACGAAATTAAGTATAATCCGGGCTGGGCAGAGAGCAGTAGAGGAGTTAATCAAGGTAGCTGAAGAAAAAATAGTTACTGGTACAGAAGATGATATATCTGCGGATAGATTAAAAAACGCCGCCGCTACAAAAAAGCTTGCAATATTTGATGCTTTTGAAATATTAACACGTATTGAAGCTGAAAAAAATCTAATAGAAGATAAGCCATTAAAACAAAAAGAAAGTTTTAGCGGGTTTGCTGAAAAAAGATCTAAATAGTGTATAAACAAACTCTTGTAAAAACAATTGATCCCATAAAGAAAAAGATTATAGATAAAAATAATCGATATAACAAATGGGAATATGGTTACAATAAAGAATACGATATTGTAGTTATTAGTAAAACAGGTAAAATAGGAGAAATAATAGAGGTGCAAAATCTAAAAATAGCTTTACCTCTTGCTCCTAAAAATATTGTTAATACTGAAAGTAGATGGGTAGCAAGTGAATATCCCAAAGATTTAAGCAGAATAAAAACTGTTTTTGATTGGGAAACATACCCTGATAATTTTAAAAACAAATGGTATGGATATATTGATAATGAGTTTACAAAGCGTGATGAGGGGCATTGGTTTTATAATAATAAAATTGCAACTTATATTACTGGCACTCATTACATGTACCTGCAGTGGACCAAGATTGATGTGGGGAGACCAGATTATAGGGAAGCAAATAGAATTTTCTACATCTTTTGGGAAGCTTGCAAAGCAGATTCAAGAGCGTACGGAATGTGTTACCTTAAAAATAGAAGATCGGGATTTAGTTTTATGTCCAGCGCCGAGGCAGTCAATCAGGCAACAAGCACTTCTGACGCCCGCTTTGGGATACTCAGTAAGACAGGAGCTGATGCTAAGAAGATGTTTACAGACAAGGTTGTACCGATATCCGTTAACTATCCATTCTTTTTTAAACCAATACAAGACGGAATGGACCGTCCCAAAACCGAACTTGCCTATCGTGTCCCAGCCTCAAAACTTACCCGTAAGTCCATTACTTCCAAAGAAACCAGAGAAGAACTTGAAGGGCTTGACACAACGATTGACTGGAAAAACACGGGAGACAACTCGTATGATGGAGAAAAACTTAGGCTCCTCGTACACGACGAATCGGGGAAATGGGAGAGGCCCGATAATATCCTCAACAACTGGAGGGTTACAAAAACAACATTAAGATTAGGTAGTAAAATTATTGGTAAGTGTTTAATGGGATCAACCTCTAATGCTTTAGATAAAGGAGGTAATAACTTTAAAAGACTTTATGACGAATCAGATGTTAAAAAACGAAACCGCAATGGACAGACTAGCTCAGGATTATATAGTTTGTTCATACCTATGGAATGGAACTTCGAGGGATTCATTAATACTTATGGACTACCTGTATTTGAAACTCCGGAAAAACCCGTCAAAGGAGTTGATAACCAATGGATCGACGTTGGAGTTATTGAACATTGGGATAACGAAGTTGAAGGATTAAAAAGTGATCAAGACGGGTTAAATGAATTTTATCGTCAATTTCCCAGAACAGAGCAGCATGCTTTTAGGGATGAAACAAAACAATCTTTATTTAATCTAGCAAAAATATATGAGCAAGTAGATTATAATGAGGATTTAAGAAATACATCTGTAGTGACTACAGGTAGTTTTCAATGGGAGAATGGAATGCAAGATACAAGAGTAATATTTGTACCTAATAAAACCGGTAGGTTTAAAGTTTCTTGGGTTCCTAATAAAAACCTCCAAAACCGAGTGATAATAAAGAATGGGTTGAAACACCCTGGCAATGAGTCCTTAGGGGCATTTGGCTGTGATAGCTACGACATATCAGGCACTGTTGATACAAGATCCTCTAATGGATCTCTACACGGGTTAACTAAGTTTTCAATGGAAGATGTCCCACCAAACCATTTCTTTTTAGAATATATTGCTAGGCCCCAAACTGCTGAAATATTTTTTGAAGATGTTTTAATGGCTTTAGTATTTTACGGAATGCCAATATTAGCGGAAAACAATAAACCAAGATTATTATATTATTTAAGAAGAAGAGGGTATAGAGGATTCTCTATGAATAGACCTGATAAAATTTGGAATAAACTATCTGTAACTGAAAAAGAAATAGGTGGAATACCGAATTCAAGTGAAGATATAAAGCAAGCTCACGCCGCAGCAATTGAATCGTACATTGAAACTTATGTAGGATTTTTAGGTGAAGGCTACGGAGATATGTATTTTCAAAGAACATTAAATGATTGGGCTAGATTTAATATAAATAAAAGAACTGCCCATGATGCATCTATTAGTTCGGGACTTGCAATAATGGCTTGTAACAAAAATAGATATGTGCCTGTAAATAAAACTGTTAGACCAAACTTTAATTTAGGTTTTAAAAAATACAATAATGATGGTAGTACCTCAAAAATTATACTTTAAATGAATATACAAACAAACACTAATAGTTCTTTTCCTAGCCAAGTTGTTAGTGATGCCGAAAAATCTAGTTTAGAGTATGGCACTCAAGTAGCACATGCTATTGAACAAGAATGGTTTGATCAAGGTAGAACTAGCGGTAATAGATATTTAACTAATTGGAATAATTTTCACTCATTAAGATTATACGCAAGAGGCGAACAATCAATACAAAAATATAAAGATGAATTATCCGTTAATGGAGATTTATCTTATCTTAATTTAGATTGGAAGCCGGTTCCTGTAATACCAAAGTTTGTAGATATTGTGGTTAATGGTATATCAGAAAAAGAAGTTGAAATAAAAGCATACGCTCAAGATCCTGCATCTATTGAGAAAAAAACAAATTACGCTAAATCAATATTGCGTGATATGTATACGCAGGAATTACAGCAAATTGGAAAAGAAATATTAGGAGAAGATCTTTCTAACTCTTCTATTCCACCAAATCAATTGCCAGAAAATCCAGAAGAACTGGAAATAATGCTACAAACTAGTTATAAGGAAGCAATTGAAATAGCAGAAGAAGAAGCTATTAGTAATGTACTTGATTTTAATAAATATGAATCAATTAAAAGAAGAGTAAATTACGATTTAACTGTTATTGGCATTGGTGCAGCAAAAACAAGCTTTAATAAAAGTAACGGTATTACTGTAGATTATGTAGACCCATCTTATTTGGTTTACTCATATACAGAAGATCCTAATTTTGAAGATATTTATTATGCTGGTGAAATTAAAGCTATAACAATTCCTGAGTTAAAAAAAGAATTTCCCAATATATCTGAAGAAGAATTAACGAATATTCAAAACATGCCTGGCAACAGCCAGTATGTTACAGGTTGGGGTAATTATGATAGCAATACTGTTCAAGTACTTTACTTTGAATATAAAACATACAACAATCAGGTATTTAAAATAAAACAGACTGAAAATGGGTTGGAAAAAGTTATTGAAAAAACAGATGAATTTAATCCTCCTCCAAATGATAATTTTGAAAGAGTATCAAGAAGCATAGAGGTTTTGTATTCTGGTGCTAAAGTGCTAGGTAGCAATACAATGCTAGAATGGAAAGTGGCCGAGCATATGACTAGACCTTATGCTGATACCGCTAAAGTTAAAATGAATTATACTATTTCTGCACCAAGAATGTATAAAGGTAAAATTGAATCAATAGTTAGTAGAATTACAAGTTTTGCTGATATGATTCAATTAACTCATTTAAAGTTGCAGCAAGTTATGTCAAGAATAGTTCCAGATGGAGTATTTTTAGATATGGATGGATTAGCAGAAGTAGATCTTGGAAACGGTACTAATTATAATCCTGCAGAAGCATTAAATATGTATTTTCAAACAGGTAGTATAGTAGGTAGATCATTAACACAAGACGGTGATTTAAATAGAGGTAAAATACCTGTACAAGAACTAGCAACCTCATCTGGTCAAGGTAAAATAAATTCTTTAATAAATACATATCAGTATTATTTACAAATGATACGTGATGTAACCGGTCTTAATGAAGCTGTTGACGGAAGTAATCCAGATAAAAATTCTTTAGTTGGCTTACAAAAAATGGCAGCCAATGCATCAAATGTGGCTACCAGACATGTATTACAAAGTGGGATGCATATATATTTAAGAATATGTGAAAATATTTCTTTAAGAATTGCAGACGCATTAAGCTTCCCTCTTACTGCTAATGCATTAAAGAATAGTATTTCAACGTTTAATGTAAAGACACTAGAAGAAATCTCAAATCTTAATTTACATGATTTTGGTATTTATTTAGAGCTAGAACCTGAAGATGAAGAAAAAGCACAACTTGAACAAAACATACAAGTTGCTTTACAATCTGGAGGTATTGATCTTGAAGATGCTATAGACATTAGAGAAATTAAAAACTTAAAATTAGCTAATCAGTTACTTAAGTTTAAAAGAAAGAAAAAACAAGAAGCAGCAGAGGCACAGCAACTTGCTAATATTCAAGCACAAGCAAAAGCAAATGCTCAAGCCTCGGAAGCTGCTGCGTTTTCAGAAGTACAGAAACAACAAGTTTTAACTCAAGAAAAAGTAAGTATTGAAAAAGCTAAATCACAATTTGAAATTCAAAAA